ACTTATGACATTATAGATTTAGCATTGTTTGATGCTCTTTGATTAAAAAAAAAATTAACTATCTTTGTACGAATAATTAACAATTAAATTTATTTAAAATGGCAGAAAATCAAAAACTTACAACAGAAGAATTAGGAGCTTTACAAGTTCTAAACACAAACTTTCAAAACACTAAAATAAAAATCGCAGAATGCGAATTGCAAAAAGTTAAATTAATAGCAGAACTTGATGCATTCAGAAAAGATTTTGCGTCAATGGAAAAAGAATTAATTAATAAATACGGAGACAAAGTACAAATCAATCTTCAGACTGGAGAGGTTAATCCTCCAAAAGAAGAAGACGTTATGGAGTCTCTAGAAAAAGTAGAATAAATTGGCAAAAATCAGTTCACTATCTTCGTATCCTTTAATTACAAATCTTGACAAAGAAGATTATGTAATTATAACTGACAAAGAAAATCAGTTAATGACAAAAAATGTATCAGTAGAACAACTGCAAACATTTTTCGGAATCAATACAAATGTGAAGAAAGTGTCGATTAGTGCTGCTAACCTTCTTACATCATTCTCTACTCCTGTAGAAGTAATCCCTCAACCTGGTGCAAATCAAGTCTTAGACATAATATCTATAATGGCTTATTTAGATGCGGGTCTTACGGTATTCAATTTTCCTGCTAATGTTCAGTTAAATATTGGAGCTGTAAATATAGGATTGTTAAGAGGAGCTCAGTTTTTAAATCAGAATAATGACCTTATTGAAAAAAGTAAAATACTAGATGGTGTTTCAGGAGGTCTTATTGCAAAAGGTGCAGGGTTAAATTTGCAAGCTTTGACGGGTAACCCGACACAAGGAAATGGCACCTTATATTTAGACGTAATGTATAGAGTGTTAGACGTAGGAACTTCATTCTAATTAAATGGATATAAGAAAACTTTCAATAGGGCCTGACTATAAATCAGGTGCTATGCATTATTTAGTTGGTCAATTTGTATTAAATAATAATTATAAAATACATTTGATTAAATGGTGTACTAAAACATCTAATTATCTTATTTATATTATTCAAGAAGATAAAATTGTTTTATGGAAATCTTTTTCAAATACAATGCCTGTATCGGTTGAATATAATATAAATTTCTAATGCAATCTTTGTTTGACTTTATTATTACTCCAAAGAAGAATCGTAGATATAATAATACAAAATCAATAGCTGGTACTGAAATTATTACAAACACCTCTCAAGAAGACCATAGGTTTTCTAATAGAGAAGGAGTTGTTGTGAATGTTCCTAAGAACTATAAAGGGGATGTTCAGATAGGTGATACTTTGTTGGTTCATCATAATGTATTTAAATATTATTATGATATGAAGGGCAGACAAAGAAGCGGAAGAAGTTTTTTAAAAGACAATATTTTTTTTGTAGATGAAGACCAGTTTTTTTTATACAAACATAACAACCAGTGGAAGTCGCACAGTAAATATTGCTTTGTAAAACCTCTGGAAAAGCAAGAGTCAATAATTTATAAAGACACTAAATACGAACCATTGATGGGGACTATGAAATATGTCAACAAAGAATTAAAAGACTTGGGAGTAAATGTAGGTGATAAAGTTTGTTACAAGCCTGATACTGAATATGAATTTGAGGTAGACGGAGAAAAATTATATAGAATTATGTCGCAAAGCATAACAGGAGTGTGGCAATGAGGCGAATAAGAAAAAACAAAAACAACAACTTTGAAAAAGAATTTAAACCTAAAATCAAATATAATCGAAACAAAGATAGATACCAAAAGCATAAAATTAAAAATTATAGCAGCGGGTCAGAAAGCAGTGAATGAACTAATTAAAGTTGCAGGGGAAAAAATAATTAAACACGACCCTGAAGATGATTTATCAGCAGACAGACTTAAAAATGCAGCAGCAACAAAAAAACTAGCAGTATTTGATGCGTTTGAAATTTTAAACAGAATTCAACAAGAGAAAGAAGCTATGGAGTTAGCTGAAAAAGGAATTTTAAGAACTGATACAAAACAAGGCTTTGCAGAAAGAAACTCAAAATAATTTATATTTAGAATTAACTGATGTTATTCCAAAAAGTGTTTTAACAAAAAAAAATAAAGCACGTACTTGGTTGTATGGATATAATGAAAAATACGATGTTATAGTTATATCTAAAACTGGTCAAATTGGAGAAATTATTAGCATTAGTGGATTAGTAATTGCATTACCTCTTTCTCCTGAAATTGGTCGTAAACGACCAAAAAACAAATCAGAACAATATTGGTCTAGGCCAGAATATCCCAAAGCTTTAGCTAAAATACCAAGTATTTTTGTATGGAATGAAATGCCTGCTGCATTTAAAAATATGTGGATTGACTACATAGAAGAAGAATTTGAAAGAAGAGAAAAAGGTCATTGGTTTTGGAATAACGGTAAGCATACATACATAACAGGCTCACACTATATGTATTTACAATGGACTAAAATTGATGTAGGTTTTCCAGATTTTAGAGAAGCAAACCGATTGTTTTACATTTATTGGGAAGCGTGTAAAGCCGACAAAAGAAGTTTTGGTATTTGTTATTTAAAAATAAGACGTTCAGGTTTTTCGTTTATGGGGTCAGAAGAATGTGCTAATATAGCTACCATATCTAAAGATTCTAGAATCGGCATACTTTCTAAAACTGGTGCCGATGCAAAAAAAATGTTTACTGACAAAGTAGTTCCTATAACAAACAATTATCCATTCTTTTTTAAACCTATTCAAGACGGTATGGATAAACCTAAAACAGAACTTGCATTTAGAGTGCCTGCGTCTAAGATTACAAAAAAGAATATGCACTTGCAAGATGATTTTGAAATGGATGGTCTTGATACAACTATCGACTGGAAAAACACAGACGACAACTCTTATGATGGGGAAAAGTTATTATTGTTAGTTCACGATGAAAGTGGTAAATGGATAAAGCCTAATGACATATTAAATAACTGGAGAGTAACAAAAACTTGTTTAAGATTAGGTAGAAAAATAATTGGAAAATGTATGATGGGTTCTACTTCTAATGCTTTAAACAAAGGTGGTAGTAGTTTTAAAAAACTTTATGAAGATTCAGATATAACAAAACGAAACGCAAACGGTCAAACAAAAAGCGGATTATATAGTTTGTTTATTCCTATGGAGTGGAATATGGAAGGGTTTATCGACAAATATGGTATGCCTGTTCTTAATACTAAAGACGAATCTGTTTTAGGAATAGATGATGAGTATATAAATATAGGTGCAATTGATTACTGGCAAAATGAAGTCGATTCATTAAAACAAGATTCTAATGCATTGAACGAGTTTTACAGACAGTTTCCAAGAACAGAATCTCACGCATTCCGAGATGAAAGCAATCAATCACTTTTTAACTTAACTAAAATTTACCAGCAAATAGATTATAATGATTCTTTGATAATGGAGCAACACGTTTCTAGAGGAAACTTTAGTTGGAAAAATGGAGTAAAAGATACAGAAGTAATATTTAACCCTAATAAAAATGGTAGGTTTTATTTATCCTGGATACCTGAAGTTAATTTACGAAATAAAGTAATTACAAAAAATAATGTAAAATATCCTGGCAATGAACATATAGGTTCGTTTGGTTGTGATAGTTATGATATATCTGGTACTGTTGGGGGTAAAGGTTCGAACGGAGCATTACACGGTATGACAAAATTTAATATGGATAAAGCACCTAGCAATACGTTTTTTTTAGAATATGTAGCTAGACCACAAACAGCAGAAATATTTTTTGAAGATGTTTTAATGGCTTGCGTATTTTATGGTATGCCGTTACTATGTGAAAACAACAAACCTAGATTGTTGTATCATTTTAAAAACAGAGGCTATCGAGGTTTTAGTATGAACAGACCTGATAAAGTTTACAACAAACTTTCAAGAACAGAAAAAGAATTAGGAGGCATACCTAATTCAAGCGAAGATGTGAAACAATCCCACGCAGCAGCTATAGAATCATTTATAGAAAAATATGTAGGTATAGACTTGCTAGGAAACTATAGAGAGAGCGATGAAATGGGAGATATGGTTTTTACACGTACATTAGAGGATTGGGCTAAGTTTGATATTAACAATAGAACTAAGTTTGATGCGTCCATAAGTTCAGGATTAGCTATTATGGCAAATCAAAAACACCTTTATACACCTGTTAAAAAACAATCAAAAATAAGCATTAACTTTGCAAGATATGCTAACAAAGGAATATACAGTGAATTAGTACAATAAATGAAAGATATTAAAATAAATATATCTGACGTTGGTTTTCCTAGTCAGTTTGCTTCTGATGCTGAAAAAGCAACAGATAAGTATGGATTAATGATAGGACAGGCTATTCAATACGAATGGTTTAGAAAAGACTCAAGTGCGTGCAGATATTATAGTCGATGGCGTGACTTTAACCGATTAAGGTTGTATGCTCGTGGTGAACAACCTATAGCCAAATATAAAAATGAATTAGCAGTAGATGGAGATTTATCTTATCTAAATTTAGATTGGAGTATTGTACCCATTATACCAAAGTTTGTAGACTTGGTAGTTAATGGTATGAACGATAGATTATTCAAGGTTAATGCATATGCACAAGATGCTATGTCTCAGTCTAAAAGAAGCAAGTATCAAGATATGATAGAGGCACAAATGGTCTCAAAAGAATTACTTAATAAAATTCAAGAAGGAACAGGTGCAAACCCTTTTACAATGTCTCCTGAAGATTTACCAAATACGGATGAAGAGCTTGCATTGTATATGCAATTAAATTACAAGCCAGCAATTGAAATAGCAGAAGAAGAAGGTATTGATACAGTGTTTGCTATGAATCATTACGAAGATATCAGAAGAAGACTAGATTATGATTTAACTGTATTAGGTTTGGCTTGTGCAAAACACGAATTTTTACCAGGAGCTGGAGTAGAAGTAAAATACGTAGACCCAGCTAATTTAATTCACAGCTATACTGAAGACCCACAATACAAAGATTGTTTTTACTGGGGTGAAATAAAAACAGTACCTATTACTGAGTTAATGAAAATTGACCAGTCTTTAACAAAAGAAGATTTAGAAGAAATTAGTCAATACAGTCAAATGTGGTACGATTATTTTAACGTAGCACAATATTATGAAAACGATATTTTTTACAGAGATACTGTAACACTAATGTATTTTAATTATAAAACCACTAAAAAATATGTTTACAAAAAAAAGGTAAACGAAAATGGTGCTACAAAAATTATTGAAAAAGATGATAGTTTCAATCCGCCAGAAGAAATGATGGAGGAAAACAATTTTAAAAGAATATCAAAAACATT